TCCCAGCTTTTCCAGCCAATCGGCGAATAAAGCGCTGAGAGGTGAAAGCCGATCGCGTTCGGGTTGGCGGAAACCGCCGTTGCACGCCATTCACCCTTGGCCAGCATCGAGGTCTTATGATGCTCTGCGATAGGCTTCTCGCAGCCTGCGCAATGATACATGGCCGTTTCCGGCTGCCCCTTGTCCCAGCGCAGCCGCTCGAACTGCAGCCATTGCCGGTGGTCACAATGTGGGCAGGGCACAAAATACCGCCGCTGATCAGAGGCCTCAAACTCCCGCTCGATCCGGCTGAGCCCCCGGATCGTGGGGGTCGAGACCATGAACACCTTACGCCTGTGCGCAAAGGTTGTGGTGCGGGCCTCGGCCAGCGTGACCGGATCGCCTTCCTCGTCTGCGGAGGCCGGATAGGCGTCAACCTCATCCAGAAATACATACCGCGCGGGCATTGAGCGCAGGCCAGTGGCTGAGTTTGCCCCGGTCAACACCAGAATGCCGCCTGGGAATTCCTTTGACAGCATTGAATTGCCCGCGTCCCGCGAGCGGGCCGGGCTCACCTTCTCCCGCAGTGCAGGGCTGTCCTCGATCAGCGGATCAATCCGTCCACGCGATGTGCGTTTTGCCATCTCCAGCGTGGGCAGCACCGCCAGCATCGGGCCCGGCGCGTGGTGAATGACAAAGCCAATCCAGTTATTACCTGCTTCTGTGGCCCCAACCTGAGCGGCCTTCATGAAGGTGATCCGCTGCGCCGGGTGGCACGGCGACAGCGCATCCATGATCTCGCGCAGATAGGGCGTGCGCGCGGTGCGGTATTGCCCGGGTTCAGCACTGGCGCGGGACGACAGCTTGCGATGCGCATCTGCCCATTCCGAGACTGTCAGATCTGGATCAGGCCGGATCCCGCGCCGCCAGATGCGCAGTATGTCCTCAGCGCCATCAAAGCCGAGGTCGAGCCCCTCGGTTAGGTCGCCGTCGTTCAGGCTGTGATCATGATCACCCTCATGCAAGCGAGACCCTGAGGTCTGCGAGGGCGGTGAGCTGCTCTCGGACATGGGTTTCCAGCACCCTTTGCAGGATCGCAGTTTCGATCGTCACGGGTGCTCCCGATGCCTTCTCCATCTCTGCGGACAATTGCGCAGCCATGAGGGCTGCCACGCGGGTTGGCCAGGTGACCCAGACGTCGCGCTCTTGGCGGGCCAGACGAAACACCAGCGCCTCCGCCCGGGCGCGATCGACCAGCGTCCCCTTTTTCTTTTGCAGCGACAGCTGGCGTTCCTGCGCTTGGTAGACCGTTAGGGCCGTGCGCGCTTTTAGATAGGACGTGCTGTCGCCCGGGCCGGAGATGCCACCGCCATCTCCGTTGCTTCCACCACCCCCACCAATTCCACCCCGTGCGCGCATCTGTTGGTCGGGATCGGTCATCGCCCCGCGCCGCGCATTTGAAGCGGCTGCATTAATCGACCCGTCTGCAAACAGAACCAGTCGCCCGGTTCTACGTGCTTTTTGCACGGCTCCGCGTGAGAGCCCGAAATGGTCTGCATAGGCGCGTTCAGACATACCTTCCATGGCGCTGTGATCATCCTCAACATATTGTATATAAACAGGAAAAACGAATTATTTGAGTTGATTACACTCCGCGATAGAGCGATGCATGGTGTCAAGAAGCGGGTGCATCGTGCCCCGCCAGAACGCCGCTGGGAGGACTGATTATGGCCAAACGCAAGACCACCCCTACACCCGAAGACGTCCGCGAGGCCTTGATCCTTGGGATCGCCCGAAACCGGTTCTTCATTGAAACGCTGGAGACCCACGACTGCGACCGTCTCGATTTCCATGATGTCGCGGTCTGGGCGATCCATGCGGCACTTGAAGACGCCTTTGAAGCCGGACGCCGCGCAGGCGCTGCTGCCAAACCCCAATCCTGAAAGGACAAGATCATGACTGCCACCACCATCATCCGCATCGACCACGCAACGCTGCCCGCACATTTCGACCGCTCGCGCCCGAACGCCGTGGCCGAGGCCATTGAGGCCGCGCTGCGAGAAGAGGGGATCGTGGCCGAAGCCTCGGACGTGTTCTCGCATCTCAAGATCGAGTTGCCGACCACCCAGCTTGCTGCCGCTAGCGCGGTGCTGGCTGATCTGAAGCTGATCTGAGGGGGACGGCCATGAGCACCCGCGCGCAGATCGCCATTCAAACCGGGCCGGAGGAATGGGCACATATCTATATCCACTTTGACGGCTACCCTTCGCACATGCTGCCAGCACTGGCGTGCTGGACACCTGACGACATCCTCGCTGCCCGTGAGATCCGGCAGGTTCACGCTGACGCACTCAACTGTTTTGATCCAGCCCGCGCGCCGGTCGTCCACTCGGAACCGCGCTGCGACTTTTGCCATACATATGTGTTCGAACAGGGCAGCTGGATCGAATTGAGGGCAGGCCGATGACCGCGCACGTCATCTTGCCAACCCGGAATGAGGCCAATGGTTTTTTTGGCACACTCACAATCTGCCCCCTGCGTGAGCAACGCACCGCCGAGGTCTGGACGTTGGCATCAACCCTGATTGCTCAGGCTGTCCACGCTGACAGCGAGGACGAAATGATCGGCGTCCGCGACTTTCTCGATAGTCGTATGGGCCGTCACTTCGCAGACGATGTGGTGGGCGAACTGCAGAGTGGAGTCGCCAACAGCGAGACTGCCATCAACACTGCAATTCGCAAATGGTTGGACTGGCGCATCAGCCGCCGGACCGAGCGCGAGGTGGGCATCCCGGAAGGGCTGCCAAACTTGACCGGTTGGGTGCAGCACTTTGCAATCGCGGCCGCGGTGGCCGAGACCGACTGACCCCGTCACCACCAACCCTATTCACGACAGGAGACCACAATGCTCAAACTCACCGAAACCCAAACCATCATCCTCAGCCGCGCCGCAACCCGCCCCAACAATCTGGCCATGCCATTGCCCAAGGGGCTGCATGGCGCTGCGGCCAAAACGGTGATCACCAAGATGATCAAGCAAGGCTGGCTCGATGAGGTTGAGGCCAACCTGCACCGCAATGAGCCGCTCTGGCGCGAGACTGGAGACGGTTATGGTATCACGTTGCTCGCAACCGCAGCGGGACTCGAGGCGATTGGCATTGAGCCCGTGGTGGTGAACACAGCGACTGATCTGCGCAAGGCGAAGGTAGAAAACGACATGCATGCAGCGCCCAGCGCAGCCTGCGATTCAGACGCGCACAAGCCCGTCGCGATCCGCACTGGCACCAAGCAGGCCCAGATCATCGCGCTTCTGCAGCGCCCCGAGGGTGCTTCTATTGCCGAGATTGTTGAGACGACCGGCTGGATGTCACATAGCATTCGAGGCTTGATCTCAGGTGGCCTGAAGAAAAAGCTGGGCCTGCCTGTCGTAACCGAAAAGCAAGACGGCCGCGGTACCGTTTACAAACTTGATGCGGCCTGACCTTAAGTTTCAGCGCCATCCTTCAAACAGGCGGCGCAGCGCGTAACTGCGCAGGAGCGAGATGCCCACAAAGACCGCCCCGATCGCAAGATTTTCGCCGATGCTGACATCCAATCCGAACCACGGGAACACAACGATCTGGGCTATCACCGCCAACCCATAGCCTAGGGTCACGTTGGTGATGGCCTCGATCAGGGACATGCGCCGCGATTGCGTCATGCTGCCAAACGCTGGGATTTGAGCGCAGAAAAACTCTCGCCAGTTTCTGCCAGAATGACATCTTCGCCGGTGAAGGTCTGCCAACGTTCGATAGCGACATCGACATAGGCCGGGTTCAATTCAATCCCGTAGCAGACCCGGCCCGTGGTTTCGGCCGCAATCAGGGTGGTGCCGGATCCCATGAACGGCTCGTACACGGCCTGACCGGGGCTTGAGTTGTTCAGGATTGGGCGGCGCATGCACTCGACCGGTTTTTGTGTGCCATGGACTGTGTCGGCATCCTGATCCTTGTTTGCGATCTGCCATAGCGTGGTCTGCTTGCGGTCCCCGGCCCAATGGCCTTTGCCGGTCTTCTTCACTGCATACCAGCAGGGTTCATGCTGCCAATGATAGTCGCCCCGACTGAGCACCAGCCGGTCTTTCGCCCAGATGATCTGCGACCTGACGTTGAAGCCTGCCGCTAACAGGCTTTCAGCCACTGTCGATGAATGCAGCGCGCCGTGCCAGACGTAGGCGACGTCACCTGGGAATAGCACCCAAGCCTCGCGCCAGTCGGCCCGATCATCATTCAGCACTTTACCGGTGCGTTTGGTTTTGGCAGCGCCCGCCTGGTTGCGCCAGCTGGGATCGTATTCCACGCCGTAAGGTGGGTCCGTCACCATCAGCTGCGGTTTCACATTGCCCAAGAGCCGCCCGACCACATCGGCGGCCGTGCTGTCACCACAGATCAGCCGATGTGATCCCAGCTGCCAAAGGTCGCCCGCGACCGACACCGGCGTGATCGGCGGTTCGGGGGTATCATCCTCACCCTCGACCGCACCGCCTTCCACCTGATCCGGATCGCGCAGCAGGGCTTCCAGATCCTCATCAACGATCCCCAGAAGCCCGAGGTCATAATCCACGGCCAGAAGCAGCGCGATCTCGTCGCGCAGTATTGGATCATCCCATTCGCTCAGCTCGGTCAATTTATTGTCGGCGATCCGGTAAGCCCGGCGATCATCCTCGTCGAGGTGGCTGAGCCGGATCACCGGCACATCCTTCAACCCGAGCATGATGGCCGCCAGCACCCGACCATGCCCAGCGATCAGCTCGCCGTCGTCGGCCACCATGCAGGGAACGGTCCAGCCGAACTTGGCCATGCTCGCGGCGATCTTGGCGACTTGGTCTGTGCCGTGGATTTTGGCATTGCGGGCATAGGGCCGCAGCCGGTCAATCGGCCACGTCTCAATCTGGCGCGGTGCGAAGACGAGGTCCATAGGGGATGTGCTCATTTGGGACAGGGCGGACAAGCAAAGTGCGCGGCCAAGATTGGCAGCGACAGAATTGGCATCCGCGATGTGGGGGAAAACAAAAGCGCCCGCGAGGGTTATCCTCCGGGCGCAATTTTCCAATGATGTATAGGTAGGTCAAGGGGGCTAGAAATGTCAACACAAAATGTGAATCGGAGTCACATGTATCCTGGCTGGCTTCTACTGTGGCTTTTGGCCAAGGTGGAATCCTCAAACTGGCTAAACTGGCTAAAGTGGATTCCAAAAAGAATCCACTTTAGCCAGAAAGGTGATCGCTTAAGTCACTGATCTTGTATGATGATTATGGCTAAACTGGCCAAAGTGGCTTCCAAGTGGATTCCCCGGTGAAAAAGCCACGCGCTAGCCAAATGGCGCGCT